GACTACCAACACAGAAGACAATAGCATGAAAAATCTTATTTTACACTGTAATACGTGGAAAAAAAAGGATGGTGGCGAGACTCGGAATCGAACCGAGGACAGACTAAGCGCACATAATAGGCGCTATTCTCCTTGTTTTCTCGTGTTATGGATGGTTGCTCGTGACTGTTTGGGGGCTGAATGACTACCAAAAAGACTACCATTTGCCCCGTTTGCGGCAAAAAACATTATGGCCAGTGCCATAAGTGCCCTCATCAAGCCGCGGTCAAGGCTGGAAAGTATTCAGATGCTCAGTTCGAAAGAACGCCATGCTTCGGTTGTCGGTCTGCTGAGAATCCGAGTCATAAGGGTAAGGGTTGTGTTTGTCTGGAAGCTGCTGATTACGATGTCCCGATGTGTGCGCAAGACGGATCGGAGCAGGTTGCTGATTTTTTTGGTGATTGGATGGATCTTACCTACCGGGAACAAACCATCATTCTGTGCAGATGGAAGCATGAGAAGGGGCTGGAGGCCTGGACTTATGAGCGGATTGGGAAACGCTTCAGAATGACCAGACAGGCGGTCAAAACGGCGTTGGAAAGTGCTCTCGAAAAGGTTCCTGCGCTTCGGTCTGTGATGTAGCTGTTGACAAAGCGGCTATTTGTGATGAAACGACTAACTGAAAAGCAAAGGGCGTTTGCCCGTGAGTACCTGGTGGACCTTAATGCGTCTCAGGCTGCGCTTCGAGCTGGATATGCCCAGGCGTCGGCAGGCCGGACCGGGTGTAAGCTGCTCCAGGATCCGAGAATTACTGAATTGGTTCAGGAGGAAATGAGGGCAAGGGCTACCAGGACGAATATCAATGCTGACAGCGTGCTTCTTGAGCTGTCGAGACTGGCGTTTTCTAAAACTACGGACGTGATCAACGTAAAAAAGCGGGCAAACGGGGTTGTTTATCTGTCTGTGCGTGATACGGAGATGCTCTCGCCGGAGATTCAGGCTTGTATTTCGGAAATCGCAGAGACTTCTCAGGGGTTTCGGATCAAGTTTCATGATAAGAACCGGGCGCTGGAGTTGCTCGGGAAACACCTTGGCTTGTTTCCGACTCATGTGGAGCTTTCCGGGCCAGGGGGGGGGCCGGTGGAGCTGGCGGGGCATCTGACGGACGAACAGCTAGATGAGATTATTCAGCATGCTGACAGCACGCCAAGCGAAGGCTGAGAAGGCAAGGCGCTTTGCCCGGGGCGATCTGCTGGCCTTCCTGCAGTTCTGCTGGTGGATGCCGCATAAGCTGCTGATCGGGAGTCATACGGTTGCGGTTTGTAATCGGCTGACGCGGGCGGTTGAGGATCTGAAGGCGGGTAAGAGTACGTTTCTGATTATCGCGATTCCTTTTCGGCATGGGAAGTCTGATCTTGTTTCGCGGGCGTTGCCGGCCTGGTTTCTCGGGACGATGCGGGAACATGAGCCGGATGTGATCATGTCTGGTTACGGGGCGAGCCTGGTCCAGGGGTTTTCGAGGAAGGTTAAGAGTATCATCACTGGAAGGGCCTTCCAGGAATTGTTTCCTGGGCTTTTGCCTGCGCGGGGGTCGAACAGTGCTGCTGAGTGGCAGGTGTGTGATTCGGCCGGCCAGGTGACTGCTACGGGTCTGGGGGGGGCCGTAACGGGAAAGGGCGGCGTACTTATCACGCTGGATGATTACTGCAAGAGCCGGGCGGAGGCGAGATCAAAGGTTTATCGGGACAAGACGTGGGATGCGTTTACGAATGATCTGCTGACCCGGCGGGCTCCGGAGGCTCTGGTTGTGGTTTGCGCTACTCCATGGAACATTGACGATGTTCGGGGCCGGATTAAGGCAGCCATGGCCGACGATCCTGATTTTCCTCAGTTCGAGGAGTTGAAGTTTCCGGCCCGGAATGAAGATGGGAGCTTTCTCTTCTCGAAACGGTTTTCTGACGAGTGGTACAAAAGCCAGTATGCGACTCTTGGAAGCCTGGCGGCGGGGTTGCTGGACTGTGAACCGAATTTCGAGGGGGGAAATCGGTTTGCGGTTGACCGGATTGTAATCCACAAAACCACGGACGGATGGCCATCTGGCCGATCGGCGAGGGCCTGGGACTTGGCCAGCAGCGCGAAGGAACGGGATAAGGATGATCCCGACTGGACGGTTGGCGTCCGCGGGTTTGTGCAAACGAGGGTTGACCGGGTTGACGGGGATGTGATCCGGCGGCAGTCGATGTGGGTTGATGATTTGGTTTGTGTGCGTGCGGAGGCTCCGGAGCGTGACGTGTTGATCCGCAAGACGGCATTGCAAGACGGTGGAGGGGTCAGGCAGGTCGTTGAAGCGTTCGGGGCATACAAGGACGCCTACACGACGTTAAAAGCTCTCCTGAGGGGCACCAGCATCGTGATGAAGTCTCATCTTCCTGGGGACAAGTCGGTCAAGGCGGCTCCTCTGGAACCGGTCATTGAGGCTGGAGAGCTGCATCTGTTGCGGGCTCCGTGGAATGATTTTCTGATTGATCATCTGACGAGTTTCCCGGACGGCCCGCATGATGATGCGGTTGACGCTTTGGCTGTGCTTTACCACGCTTGTGCGGTCGGATCGGGGGCGGGGATGGTGATTCCCCGTTGACAAAGCGGCTATGTGTATGAACAGAGATGAACTACTTTTGTCGAGGCGGCATGAGATCCACCAGGGCCGGGCCGCGCAGCTGAAGAGGAATCATGCAGTCATGCACGGCGGGAAACCATATGTGGACATTGCGCTGACGCGTTTCCCGCACGAAGATAATCTTTCGTGGTTGGGGAGCCAGGCGCTTGGCGTTGTCGGCAGGAAAGACCGGGCGTTCCTTGTGAACTACGCGAAGCGGATTGTTAACAAGCAGAACCAGTATGTGTTTGCCGAGGATGTCGAGCGGGACGGGCTTGATGATGCGTTTGCGGCGGACGTGTCGATTACGGGCACGCCGGTGGGAACGTTCATGGAGGACGTGTCTTCTGCATTGACGGCTGGCGGCTGGTGCTGGCTGCATGTTGACCGCGGGGGGCCGGAAACGGACCCTGCAACTGGAAAGCCGGTTGCGAGAAGCGTACTTGAGAGAGAGCAGGCGGGGGATCGTGTGTTCTGGTCGCTTTGGCGGCCGGATGAAGTGGTTGACTGGCGGTTCGACAAAAACGGTCAGTTGCTCTGGCTTCTTTCGGAATTCGAGGAATACGATAACGAGAACCCGTTTACTGAGGCAACTACTCGGAGAATCCGGGAGCTTTGGGAGCGCGGGCAGGTTACTCGGTTTGTGATAAAAGACGGGAAGATTCAAAGCGAATCGGTTACGCCTTTCCCGTTCAAGGGTGTCCCGTTTTTTCCTGCGGGGACTGCATCGGTTCTCCCGTACTGGTTTGATGACGTTGAGAGAATCCAGGCTTCGCTGCTTAACCTGGAGTCGGCACATGATGAGAATCTTATCCAGTCGGTTTATCCGCAGCTTGTCATCCCGCAGGACGCGATTGAGAACACGATGCTGCTTGCTGACCTGGAAGGGCCGTCCGGCTATGAGAAAGCTGTGGAGCTGGTCCGCGGGCTGAATAATCCGATTCAGGAACCGTCGGAATCCAGGTATGTGACCCGTTACCTGCAGCCGAGGGCTCAGGACCTGAAGGCGATCCCGGATGAGATTCTGCGCAGGCGCAAGGAACTGTACCAGGTTGTTGGGATGGGGATGAACAATCCCGAGTCGCGTCAGGTGGCCAGTGCGGAGGCGAAGGCCTGGGACAATTTGGACCCTAGCGCGGCGATTGCTGAGCGGGCGCGGGTGCTTGATGATGTTGAGCGGAAGCTGGTTTCGATGTCGGCAAAGATTGACAGCGGTTTCAAGGTTTATGAGCCTCGGTATCCTGTGAAGTTCGACATCCCGGATGTGGCTGCTGATATGGCGGCTCTGATCCAGCTGGACAATTTTGAGCTGCCTGAGATCGCGCGGAGGGAGATCAGGCGTGCTGCGATGAAGGTTCTTAACCAGGTTGTCAGTATTCCGAAAGACCGGATGGCTGCGATTGTTCAGGCGCTTGATGAGTGGGCTCCTGATGACGATTTGCCGATGCCTGGTTGACAAAGCGGCTATTGGTGTAAATGCCGTGGTGCTGGCGTGTATAGCACTTTTCGCCTAACACGACCGGGCGTGTAATGGTCGCGGATTAACGAGGAAAGCCATGAATATTAAAGAGTTGCTGCAGAAAATTGCCAAAGGTGAAGAGTTGACCGCTGAAGAGAAGGCCGAGCTTGGGAAGTTCGATCTTCAGAAGCAGCTTGATGCTGTTGCGGCTGCGGCCCGGAAGGATGCCGATGAGAAGCTGACTAAGGTTCAGGGGCAGATTGATGCCTTGACCAAGGAAAAAAGCGATGCAGAGGCACTTGCCAAGGCGGAGGCTGACAAGGGGAAACCTGCACTTGATCTTGCGCAGTCGCAGATTGCTGACCTGAGCAAGCAGATTACAGGGTTGACCGCCAAGTTTCAGGCGGTGGAAACCGAGAAGGCC